GGAAGCCCAGCATCTGGCGCTTTTCGGCGCGGCTCAGGAAATCGGCGTCCGAGACCTGCGACCACAGCCGCTCACGGTCTTCGGAAAGCGCGGGCACCTGATCGAGGTCGATCCCGAGCTGGCTCTCCGGGAACCACGGGGCGAGCCCTTCGCGCAGGGCCGCGAAGATCTTCTCGGCCAGCGGCAGCAGCGTCAGCCGCCACAGCGCACGGTTGGCCTCGCGGTAATTGGCATAGGTGTTGTCGCCCGGCAGGCCGAGCAGCATCGGCGGCACCCCGAAGGCGAGCGCAATATCGCGCGCCGCCGCGCTCTTCAGAGTCGCAAAGTCCATGTCGGCCGGGGTCAGTGCCATGCTCTGCCACTTGAGGCCGCCGTCGAGCAGCATCGGCCGCCCGGCATTGGCCGCGCCCGAGAAAGCAATATCGAGCTCGCGCTTCAGCCGTTCGAACTGTTCGTGCGCCAGGCTCGCGCCGTCGCCGGTTTCGTAAACCAGCGCGCCCGAGGGCCGGGCGGCGTTATCAAGCAGCGCGCGGTTCCAGCAGGTCGCGGCATTGTGGATCAGCACCGCCTGCCACGCCGCCTCGAGCGCGCCCGCGCCGCAGTGATCGTCAAGCGGATGCATCGCCCGGATCGCGATGAGCTCGGGCCAGCCGTTCTCGTCCTCGACCGGAATGCGGGTCACGTGCGGGGTGACGCTGTAGTCGTAGGCGACCGGCCAGCCCTTGCTGTCGAGCGCGACCTTCACCCGGTCGGGGCGCAGCGCGAAGAGCTCGACCGGCGTTCCGCTGGCGTCCTTGATGATCTGGACATAGCCATTGCCGTGCAGCAGCAGGTTCGCCGCCAGCGTCTCGACCAGCGATTGCCCGGCGCTGGTTTCGGTCACCAGCGCGGCAAGACGCGGATCGGAGCAGGCGAGCGGGGCCTGGCCGATCCCCTCGGCCAAGAGGCGCACCGAGCGCTGGGCGATGGGGTTGGCGAGAAAGCCTTCGCGGATGCCGCGATCATAACTGTAGTGGCAGCTGGAAGGGCCGCTTTCGAAGGCGGGAATCCAGCCCTGCGAGATGCCGCTCGCCAAAGGCACACGGGGCTGCTCCCCGCCCTTGAAGGCGGAGCGGAAGATGTCGAGCAGGGGCATGGGATTTCCTTTGTTGTGCTGTTCGGTCACAGCGACGTAATGCTGGGGTGCATCCGCCGCCCCAGCAGCAATTCGCTCAGCGCCCAGACCAGCGCATCCGCGCGGTCGGGGCTGTTTCCGGGGCCGGCATAGGTGCCGCCCACCAGCAATCCGCACAGCTGGTCTTCCAGCCGCGCGAACACGCCGACATGGCGCACGCGCCCGGCAGAATAGAGCGCGGCCACCGGCTCGGCCCGGGCGACCTTGCCGCGTGAGGCGTGGACCAGCTTGACCGGCAGCGACTGGTCGGCGGCGCGCAGCACGCTTTCGACCATCGTGCCGCCCTGGTTGGCTTCGGCCACCACCCGGTCGGCGTTCCATTCCCGCGCGGTCGCGGCGACCTGTCTGGCCCAGTCCGCTGGCGATGCGCCGCCAACCGAGCAATCGGCCACAACCCGCGCGATCCCGTCGACGCCAAGGGCCGCGACGATGATCCCGCATTCGTCGCCATTGGCGCTGGCGGGCGGATCGACTGCGACCACGTTGCGGGCGGCTTCGGGCACTGCGCCTGCCTCACGCGATTGCTCCAGCAGCGAACGGGTCCAGAGTGCGCCCTCGATATCCTCGAGCAGCTCGCCGTCCATTTCCTGTCTGGCGAGCAGGGTGCCGGCATATTCGTCCCTGATCGCTTCATGAAAGCGTTGCGGCAAACGGACATTGTCGCTGGTCTTGCCGTGAGTGATCATCACCTCGCCGGCCCGGGCCGCCTGGGCGACCAGCCGCTTGACCAGTGGCACCGCGCGCGGCGTGGTGGTGACGGCGACGCGCGGATCCTCGCCCAGCCGCATGCCTAGCATCAGGTTGTCCCAGCACCGCGTCGCGCGCTCGGCGGCGAGCGGCCACTTTCCGATCTCGTCGCACCAGGCGTGGCTGTGCTGCGGCCCGCGCAGGGCCTCAGGCTCGGCAGCCGAGAACAGCTGCGCCTGCGCCCCGTTCGCAAACCGGATGCGGTGGAGCGAGGGCTCGAAATGCGGCTTGTGCCCCGGGCGGCAGATCGCCAGCAGCCCGCTCTCGCCCTCGACCATCACCGCGCGCGCTTCGGCGAGCGAGGAGGAGACCAGCGCGATGCGGGCTTCGGGGTTGGCATCCGCGATCATCCGCACCCATTCGGCGCCCGCGCGGGTCTTGCCGAAGCCGCGCCCGGCCATCATCATCCACACCCGCCAGTCGCCCGGCGGGGGGAGCTGTTCCTTGCGGGCGGTATAATCCCACAGGTAGTCGAAGCTGTTCTTCTGGTCCTGATCGAGTTCGTCGGGCAGCTCGCGATAGACCCTCTCGAGGTCGGCCTTTTCGGTATCCGCCTGTTCGCTATCGCTCTTCTTCGGATCGGCCATCTGGTCGATCATTTCGTCATAGGGCCCGCTCATTCGCCCTTGCCTTCTGCGGCGGCTCGCTCGCGGGCGATGCGGCGGCGGATGTCCTCGATCTTGCGGTCGATCGAGGCGCGCACTTCGGCGGCGCTGACATCGCGCACCTGATTGGCGGCGCGGCCCGCGCTGTCGCGGTGAGCGGTCAGCAGGCGGATGGCGCTGGTGAAGTCGAACTTGGCCTCCTCGCCGACCTTGAAGTCCCCTTCGCGCAGGCGGCGGATGACTTCCAGCTCGAGGCCGAGATAGCCGTCGGCGACGGCGGCCTGCCAGGCGCGGGCAAATTCGGGCTCGTCGCGGCGCGCCTGACAGGCCTCGGCGATGCTAACCCCGGCGTTGCCAGCGGCGCGCTCGAGGCTGGAGGTCGCGCTCAGGGTGTCGAGGAACCGCTTTTGCCAATGCCGACTTGAGACGGCTGCATCGCTGCGGGAACGGGCAGGCACGTTGCTGGCCATGGGCACCACTCCTCAGGCGAACGGAACAGGGCGGCGCTTCCCGAAGGAAGGCCGCCCCCGTGGCGACTCGCAATTTTTCGATGATGCCCTCTCCTAACCGGAGAGTGTCACGATGTCAAGAAAAATAACCATTCAGGTTAATTGACATGGTGCAGTTGCAGCCGGGATCGGAGCCCGCTCGCGCAAAACCCGGATCAATACCTGTTGACCACGCGTCATTTCGTGCGATTTTCGCGCACCCGCTTTTTCTTCAGCAAGTCCAAGGAGGAGAGGTGATGACCGACCGCGCGTTCCTGGCCCAGATGGCAGGCTACGGCCTGTCCACGGTCCAGATCCACTACTACATGCCCGATCACCGCAGCCTGTTGCAGCAATTCGTGATGCAGCAATACGACGTCGCGCCCCAGTTCCCCGAGCTGGACCGCTTCCTCGCCTTCTGGCGGCGCGAGATCGATGCGGTGCTGCACTCGGTCAGGGTCGCGCACAAGCATCTGATCGGCCCGCAGGAATGGCGCGCAGTGGATGGGATCGTGACGATCAATTGACGAGGGGAGGGCGCGAAGCCCTCCGCCCAGTCAAATGATGCCGATGGCTTTCCCGGCGCGTTCGAACATGCCCAGGATGGTTTGCACCTGCTCGGCCGAATGCTCCGCGCACAGCGAGCAGCGCAGCAGGGTCATGCCCGCAGGGGTCGCCGGGGGCCGCGCGAGGTTGACGTAGAGGCCCTCCTTCAGCAGGGCCTCCCACATCATCGCGCCCTTTTCGAGATCGGGCATGATCACGGCGATGATCGCGCTCTGCGGGGTTTCGGTGCCGAGCTGGAAGCCCAGCGCCTTGAGTCCGCCGTGCAGCGTGCGGCTGTTCTCCCACAGATGCGCGCGCTTGTTGCCGCCATGCATCAGCTTGCGGATCGAGGTCGCCGAGCTCGCCATCACCGACGGCGGCAGGGCGGCGGTGAACACGTAAGGCCGGCACACCAGCCGCAGCACTTCGAACTTCGGGTGGTTGGAGACGCAGAAGCCTCCGACCGTCCCGACGCTTTTGGAGAAGGTGCCGATGATGAAATCGACCTCGTCGATCACGCCCTGATCCTCGGCAACGCCGCGGCCGTGCTGCCCGATAAAGCCCATCGAATGCGCCTCGTCGACCAGCACCATCGCGCCGTGGGCCTT